TATCAAGTAATGATACCTTATACAGAAGAAGAGATTAAATGGTTAAGTTAACCATTTCTTAACAACTTCACCTAATGTCTCTGCACTAATCTTAATTTTTCTTTGTAGTGCGGAGACAATTAGAATATCAATAGAATTTCTCATTAGTATATCTACGTAAGCTACATGTTTCTTTTGTCCTATTCTATGTGCTCTATCTTCAGATTGTTGTCTAACTTCAAGGTTATAAGAATTAGAAAAATAAATAACATTTGAAGCAGCAGTTAAAGTTAATCCATAACCACCTGTAGTTGGATTACCAACAAAGAATCTAACTTCTGGATCAGTTTGAAATTTAGTTACAGCTTTAGTTCTATCATCAACGGATACTGCACCGTAAATACTTACAATAGATTTTTCACCATATGTTTTAGATAATAAAGAAACTATAGATTCAATATTATAAATATAGTTTGCCCATATAATAAACTTACCATCACCCTCTTCTATTACTTTAAGTAGTTCTTTTAATTTAGGACAATCTTTTAATACAACAATCTCACCTTCATTAGTTTTTAAGAAACCATTACAAACTTGATGTAGTTTTAATATTTCAGTAAGTTTATTTGCAAAACTTACTTCTTTATCTTGTATAATAGCAAATGCTTGTTCTCTCATTTGTTTATAAACTTTTGACTGTTCTATGGTAAATTCAACATACCTCTGTTGATATATTTTTTCTGGTAAGTCTAAACAATCTTCTTTGCGGACTCTATAAGAAAATGATTTAAGTTTGTCTTCAAGTTCAGATAAATTAATAAAGTATTTAGGTATTAAGATAACCCTATCATTACCAACAGGTATAGGTTCCATCATGCAGTATCTATTTCTAAATGAAAGAAATGATTTAAAACCTAATAAAGATGGACTTAAGAATGCGCATTGTGTATATAAATCTAATGGAGATTTTGTTATTGGTGAGCCTGTTAGGATTCTTTTGTATTCTACCATTGTACCTAATTTACAGATCGCTTTTGTTCGTTTTGCTTCTCGGTTTTTTATTGTTGTGCTTTCATCAAGAATCATCATCGAGTAACGACCAAGATTAAGAAGTATTGGCATCAAAGCTTTTGTGCCACTTGGATGGCTAAAAGCTTCTACATTAATTAAATAAAAATTTAATTTGTCTGGTTGATAGTTAAATTTTTTATCAACTTTGTGAACATACATATTGGAATCTTTTATAGGACAATGTGTTTCAATTTCTTTTACCCAGTTTTGATAAACTGAATTAGGCGCAACTACAACTACAACGTGTACTAATTTTAATTGAAATAAATAAGATGCATTATCAATGGCAACTTTAGTTTTCCCAGTCCCCATCTCCATGAAGTAAGCAAAATTTTTTAATTTAGCACCTTTAATTAAAGCTTGTCGTTGGTGCTCATAAGGTTCTGTCTTGTATATATATTTTTCTGTCATGTTTCGTGTTTCTATACTTAAAAAGTATTTTTAATTTTTTTATATTTTTTTCTTTACAATGTCAAATAATTAATTTAATAAACGAATCAAAAGGAGGTCCCTATGGACTTAGAAGCAGCATCGGCCTCAATACAGGTCGACACGGCTCTATCAAGTGATATAGCCAAGTCTTGCAATAAGTTATTGGAAACTCAGAATCAAATAACAGCGGTAGAAGAACAATTAAAAAAACTACAAGAAGCTGAAACTTTACTTTCTGAGCAAACAATCCCTAACTTAATGCAACAAGCTGGTATAGCTATGCTTAAATTAGCAGATGGTTCATCTGTTGAAGTAAAGCCTTTCTATGCCGCTAGAATACCATCGACAAAAGTTCAAGAAGCATTTGATTGGCTTCGAGACAATGGCTTTGGTGATCTAATAAAGAACAACGTAACATTAACCTTTGGACGTGCCGAAGACCAAGAAGCAAAAGTATTGGTTGACGAGTTAAAGAAAAAAGGTCATAATGTGAACCAGACCGAAAAGGTAGAACCTATGACCTTGAAGGCGTTTGTAAAAGAACAAATTCAAATGGGTCGTAATGTTCCTGCCGATTTATTCGGTGTTTACGTTGCAAACAAAACAAAAATAACCACGAAGGAGTAAACATGGTACAAGCACAAGCACAAGTAAAAACTACTGCTGCAAAAGCAGAAGTTATCGTAAAAAAAGAAGCGCCACTTCCTGCGCAATTTAACTTGGAAGAATCTTCAGGACAAGGAATGGAATTTATCACAGCACGTGATACAAAACTTCCTATATTAAAAGTCCTGTACCCTAGTTCACCAGTACTTGAAGAAGGTAATGGTAAATTTATTACTGGGGCAAAAGCAGGTGATATCTATAATGAGATCACAGGTGCTTTATACAAAGGCAAAGAAGGTGTGATTGTTATACCTTGTCTTTACATTAATACATTTAATGAATGGAAAGATAGAGGAGACAGTCCAGGTAGACCAGTAAAAATACATACTGATCCATCAATCCTAGCACAAACAGTTAGAGGAGATGACAGTAAAGATAGATTACCAAATGGTAACTATATTGAAGATACTGGTAATCACTTTGTTTATATTCTTGATAAAGATTATAATCCAAAGGAAACAGCTTTAATTGCTATGAAGTCAACGCAAAAGAAGAAATCCAAAACATGGAATTCTATGATGCAAAGTAGAAGACTTCAAGGTAAGAAAGGCTACTACATGCCACCATCTTGGGCTACAACATATAAGTTAACTACAACTAAAGAATCTAATAATAATAATTCTTGGTATGGTTGGATTGTAGAATTTGACCAATACTTAAATGATCCTAAATATGCTGCTGCATTAGATGCTGCAAGAGGATTTTATGAAGGTGCTAAGAAATCAGATATCTTTGGTAAAGTAGACTTTGGCAAAGATGAAACTGTTGAAGCAACTTCATCAACTAGCGAATCAGTACCATTCTAATTATGAATGCAAAAAAGTTACTAGATCTATTCGCTGGTGACTTAACGAAATACATTAAGGTCACTCTTTTGGGTGACCTTAATGAACGTAGTAAAAAGTCAGCTAAGTATGTCACGATTGACGAGCCAGTGACCACGGACCTATGGCAAAGTCATCTTGATGGAAAACAGATTATAGGTATAAGACCAGAATTTGATAACAAGTGTAAGTGGGGTTGTATTGATATTGATCCTGCAGATTATAGAGATTATTCAGAAAAGAAATACGTAGAAATTATTAGAAATCATAAATTACCATTAGTGCCAGTTAAATCTAAATCTGGCGGATTACATTTATTTTTATTTTTAAAAGATTGGGCGGACAAAGAACAGGTAGTAGAAAAACTTAGAGAAATTAATAAAGAATATTTTTTATCTAAAGAAATATTTCCATGTAATAAAGCAGTAGGTATGCCTTATCATAAATGGGAAGCAGCAGTAGAATATGCATATGATGATGATAACAATGCAGTTATTTTAGGAAGATTTTTAGAAATAGCGGAAGCAAAGATGATATCTCCAAAAGATTTTTTTGCGTTTAAGGTTACAGAATATGAACCAGAACCTTTTTATAGAGAATATCCACCATGTATGCAAAAAGTATTACACGATGGTTGGACAGGAGATAGAAACAATATGTTGTTTAATATTTGTGTTCTTGAAATGAAAAGATCTGAAGGTGCTCTTACATTAAAACAATTAAAAGATGTTGCTTGGGAAAGACAAGTTATAGCATTTTCTAAACATAAAGATGGTCCGCTTCTAAGAAACGAAAGTGACGGCACAGCAGAATCAGTATTTAAAAAAGGATATGAATATATGTGTCCACCTAAGTATGGATTCATAGAAAGCATTTGTAATAAAGAATTATGTAAAACTAGAAGACTTGGTATTATGACTCAAACTCCAGATATTTTTAGTGAGTTTGAAAACGTTAGTTACTCTCAAGATACTAAAACAACTTACTATGAATTTACATTTAAAGGAGTAAAAATTATTGTTCTTCCTGAAGATATGAAAGATGAAAAGACTTGGAGAACTAAATTACTCAAATATAAAATATTTTGGAGAACATTACCAAAGACTAAAAAAGGACCACCATTATTTGAATTATTAATGGAAGCTTTAGTTAACAAAGCAGAAGAGAGTAAAGATCTTAATACTAAAGATACACAAGAGGAAATAAGATTTATTGCATTAAAAGATTTTTTTGAAAAGACTTGGGAACAAGATGACTTCACTAAACTTTCAAGTGGTTATACTGTTCGTGAAAAGAATTCTAGTTTGGTTTATTTTAAAAGATCAACATTAGATAGTTGGATTAAAAGAAATGCATCTCATTTGTTTAGTTCAACTATAGAAGCATTAAACTTTTTAGGTTGTAAGCGACACAATTATTTTATGGGTGAAAAAAATGTTTGGTATGTAGATATGCCAGACTTTGAAAAAGATGATAAGAAAACAAATGGTTTAACAAAGAAAACAATAAGCGAGATGGATGATGAGTACCACAACAAGTTCAGAGCTCCTAAAACAAAGGGGTCTATACAAAAAGACAATTAAAATATTTGGACCACCTGGAACAGGTAAGACACATAATTTAATTGAAAGAGTTTTAAAAGGAGCTTTAAGAAGAAATATTAATCCTAATAATATAGCATTTATTTCTTTTACAAATAAAGCTGTTAATACAGCAAGAGATAGAGCATTAGCTGCCTTTCCTCAATATACCATAAAAGACTTTAATAGATTTAAAACATTACATTCTTATTGCAGAAGGTATTTTCAAGAAGAAATATTTGACACTAAAGATTGTATGCTTGATTTTGCAATTCAAAATAAAATTATTAGAACAAGTGACAGCAGGGTTGATGATGACAATTTTAATTATAAAGATTGGTCATTAGCTATTTATGATAAAGCACGAAACATGATGGAAGATCCTGTTAAAGTTTATAAAAAAGAAACATATAAAAAAGAACCATTAAATATTTATTTAAGAAAGATTGATACTTACGAACATTACAAAAGATCTGGCGGAGAAAATTCATTTATAGATTTTACTGATATGATTGGTAGAGCCATAGATGAAATAGAGTTTCCACCATTAGATATATTAATTTTAGATGAAGCACAGGATTTTACTCCATTACAATGGTCAGTTATTTATAAGATGTGTGATAATGTAAAAAGGATATATTTAGCAGGAGATGATGACCAAGCTATTTATAGATGGAACGGGGCCGATCCAAAGTATTTTACTACATATTTTCCAGGAAGGAAAGTTGTTTTAAGGAAAACTCAAAGATTTGGAGAAGCTGTATATAATTTTGCTCAAATCATTAGAAGGGGTATAGTTGATAGCGAAGATAAGGTTTATACCCATAACAATAAAAATAGTTCTGTAAAACGCTATTTAAGCTTCCGAGAAGTGCCTTTTAACGAGCTTAGTGGTACTTGGTATGTCCTTGGTCGTATATACTCAACTGTGAACGAATTAAGAGCTTCTGCGAAGGATGCTGGGTTATATTATAAGGATAATAAAGGTAACAAATCATTTGATGAAAAACAATGGGAAGCCATAAAATCATGGACTGCTATCAATAATAACAGAAAAATTAGCAAAAAAGCTGCAGAAAACATGTATAAATACATAAGAGAATTGAAAGATCCAGACTATAGGACACAAAAATTTTGGTTAAACATACCAGAATACCAAGAATTTGACTTTAATGATCTTAGAGAATGGGCTGGTTTGGATATGACAGATGATTTTAAAGAAAAGGCTTGGTGGTGGGTATTAAAACGTAATTTTAGTCCAAGACAAACAATATATTTTATAAGATTGCTTAAAAGATATGGTCAGGATGCTTTAAATAATGAACCTAATATATTAATAGATACTATTCATTCTGTAAAGGGTGGGGAAGCCAATAATGTCTTAATCTATTCTAAAGCTAATTGGCTATCTGATTTTAACAATAAAAATAAACTTGAAAAGTCGGATGAACATAGAGTTTATTATACTGGTGTAACAAGAGCTAAAGATACTATTCACTTGCTAAGTACCGACTTTAAGTATAATTATCCGATTGGAAAAGATTATTTAGTTTATTTAAAGGAAAATGAGCAATAAAACATTTTTTAAACAGGTAGGTGGAAAACATTACAAGCTGATGAAAATTCAGCCCTCTGTATTTATAAATAAAAATAATTTACCTTTTGCTGAAGGTAATGCAATTAAATATATTTGTCGTCATAGATTAAAAGGTAAAAAAGAAGATCTTTTAAAAGCAATTCATTATTTAGAAATGATAATAGAAAGAGATTACAATGACTAGTTTACAATTATCAATGAATTTTAAAAAACATATTTGGTCTTGTCCAAATGAATATAAAGATTTGTCGGTCTATCCTGAAGTTGCAATTGACTTAGAAACAAGAGATGATGGTATCACTCAAGGTTTAGGTGCAGGTTGGGCAACGAATAATGGCTATGTGATTGGTTTTGCAGTCGCAGTAGATGGTTGGCAAGGTTATTATCCATTTAAACATTTAGGTGGTGGTAACATGATTCCAGTTCAAGTTTTAAAATATATGAAAGATGTATGTGCTTTACCTAATACAAAAATATTTCATAATGCTCAATATGATATAGGTTGGTTAGAAGCTATGGGAATAAAAGTAAATGGTCCTGTGGTTGATACAATGCTTGCAGCAGGAATTATTAATGAGAATCGATATTCTTATTCATTAAATAATTTAGCAAAAGATTACATAGGTGAGATTAAAGCAGAAACAGATTTGAATGAAGCAGCAAGAGATCATGGTGTAGACCCTAAAGCTGAAATGTGGAAACTTCCAGCGGAGCATGTTGGCTTTTACGCTGAACAAGATGCACGGCTCACGTACCGACTATGGCAAATATTTAAACACGAAATACAAAAACAAAAT